TTTAGTGAATTTGGAGCATTATTTGGGAGACGTTTAAAAGGACTTCAAGTATTATACTCAGCAAAGAGAAATGATATTGAAAATGCAGCAGACGAAACTACATTAAATGAAGTGGATATTACATTTCCATAATAGAAAATAAAATATTTTTTTAACTATTTAATAGGTGATTTATGAAAAAATTAGTTGTGTTTAAAGAAAATGACAAAGCAACTTACGATCAATTGGTAAACTTGGCTTTGATGGGTCAAAATGGTTCAGATGATAACGGAACATTTTCTGTTTCATTTGATCAAAATAGAGCAGCAAAACATTATATCAATTCCGATTTAGTTTGGGATGATGAAGATGAAGATATGTATAATGACAATCCAAATTTAGTTGGTGGAAAGTTAGTTAGATTACATACCAATGAAATAGAAGATGGTCAAACAGAATTAAGATCAGGTTATGTATTATTAACTGCTAATATTACTAAAAATTTGGATCCAAGTTATAATGCAGAAGTAGAAGTTTTGGAAAAGGATATTAATGACGTAGTACATAGAAGTTTATATTTATTCCAAAAACAAAGTAACTCAAAAAATTACAATTATTACTATATTAAAAATTTAGAATAATATGTCAATTTATAATACATTTAGTAATAGTATAGGTAGAAATACATATACTCCACCACCACCAGTATTGTTTGTATTTTACGCACACGTCACATCACCTTGTGCTTCAGCATATTCTTTTGATAAAGTAACTGGTTATGGTTCAAGAATTCAACCTTCAACTGGATTGAATTCTGATGGTCGTGGAGTATCAACTCATCCAGATGGAGATTTTGTATTTTATGCTCATTACAGTTCACCTTATGCTTCAGCATATTCATTTGATAAAGTAACAGGTTATGGTTCAAGAATTCAACCAGGAACTGGATTGAATGGAAATGGAAATGGAACATCAGCCCATCCAGATGGAGATTTTGTATTTTATGCACACGACTTACAACCTTATGCTTCAGCATATTCATTTGATAAAGTAACTGGTTATGGTTCAAGAATTCAACCTTCAACTGGATTGAATGGTTTTGGATATGGAGTATCAACTCATCCAGATGGAGATTTTGTATTTTATGCACATAATTCATCACCTTATGCTTCAGCATATTCATTTGATAAAGTAACTGGTTATGGTTCAAGAATTCAACCTTCAACTGGATTGAATAGTACTGGATATGGAGTATCAACTCATCCAGATGGAGATTTTGTATTTTATGCACACGGTTCAACCTCAAGAAGAGCTTCAGCATATTCATTTGATAAAGTAACTGGTTATGGTTCAAGAATTCAACCTTCACTCTCAATTAGATTGAATGGTACTGGACTTGGAGTATCAACTCATCCAGATGAAGATTTTGTATTTTACGCACACGCTGGATCACCATATGTTTCAACATTTTCATTTGATAAAGTAACTGGTTATGTTTCAAAAATTCAACCTTCAACTGGATTGAATAATATTGGATATGGAGTATCTTGTGCTTATCTTTAAAAATTGGAGTTTATAATGGAAATTAATTGGCAAAATCAATTAGATAATTTAGAAGGTTATGAAGGTTTTATATATAAAATAACTAACAAAAATACAGGACAAAGTTACATTGGAAAAAAATCTTATTGGTCAAGAACTTCTAAAAAAATAAAAGGTCTAAAAAATAGGAAGAGAACAACAAAAGAATCAAATTGGAGAAAATACTACTCATCCAATTCAACTTTACAAGAGCAAGTAAAGAAAGGTAATTTGGACGATTTTGAATTTATAATATTAAGACATTGTAAAAGCAAAAGAGAACATACTTATTATGAGGTGTATTATCAATTTCAAGAAAATGTTTTATCTGAGAAATTGTCAAATGGAGAATACAAATATTTGAATGATAATATATTAGGTAAATTCTTTAGAAAGCATTTAGAGGAAAGTTTAAATGATTAGTTTAAGAAAAATATTAATGGAAGTAACGAGTGGGCAAGCACCTGGTCAATTGGAATTAGTTAAGAGTAAATATGAAGATGTAGTTGAATATGCCAACAAAATTGGTTTAGATTTAGATGAGTTGAGTGAATTTGAAGGTAATTATCTATTTGCAAAAAAAATGGCTAATTATGGTAAAACTAAAAGAAAAGATATGCCAGTTATCAATAGAGACGATGTTCATTTATTACAACAATTACTAAAAAATGGTAATTTGGATATACACAAACCTCATTCTGATGAAACTGATCAATCCAATCCATTTCCACAAGGATTGAGTGGAAAAGATGCTAAAGAATTTTTAAAAAGGGGATTTAAAGATGGTAGTGAAAGTGATGACATAGTTAAATATTCTGTTAGTAATGTAACAGTTTCAGAATTAAAACCAATTCAAAAACAAATATATGTGGATAAATCACTTTCGATGATAAAACGTAGTGGAGTAAGCAACTTTACAAGTCATTTAGAAAATGAAACTTACTTTATCACTTCAACTGACAGATATATAATAGATGGCCATCATAGATATTTGGCAGGAATGTTAATAAATAAAAACATAAAAGTTAGATGTTTAATAATTGATCTGCCTATTTCAAAATTATTACCTGTATCTTTAGCATTTGGAGATGCAATAGGAAATAAAAGAAATATGTAATAAAAATTTTTAAAATGTATTTATATTAAAAGTTTTGGGATAGATATGAGAAAATTAACTGAAAATCAAATAAAAAGATTTCTAATAAGTAAGACAAAAAAAAGATTAAATGAAATTTCAAGAACAGCAAGTGCAAGATTTACTGACGTTGATGATGGTAGATTAGGTCCTTGGTACAATGATTTCAAAGCATACAAAAATAGTAATATGGAGCAGGCCAAACAATATGGTTGGGAAGTTATGGAATACTTAGTTGATGAGGATTTCTTAGGTAAGGATTTTGACACTTTTGTAGGTTATATATTTCCTGCAGGTGATCAAGCAAACAAAGTTGATGATGACTTAAATCAAGATACTATTGCTCCTACAAATAAAAAAGATGGTAGTGGATTTAATAAAAGAAGATATAAAACTACAAAATTACATCACCAGATGTATAAGTCTGATATGCAACAGAGTGCAGCAAGATTAGGTTTTGAAGTAATGAAATGGTTATATAAAGAAGAAGACGTAACATAAATTTAAAGGTTATATAATGGCAAAATTGCAAAATATCAAAGCATTAAAACAAATGCTTAGGGGTGAACATAAAATACAAACTAAAACTCAACTTGGTTATGAAGAACATAAGTTGGAAGAAGAGCATAATGAAGGAGATGTTTGGGAAGAAAATGGAAAGATTTGGACTATAAAGAATGGTATTAAAATATCAAAAAAGAGAGGGATTAAAGCAAGTGAATTATATAGTTTTCCAAATTGCCAAAAAGATAAATGTATAAAAAATCAATTCAATACTACTATAGCAGATAAGCAAATTGGATCTAAAACTGGTATGTGTTTAGATTGTACTGCTGCTTATGAAACTAAATTAAGAATAAATGGTGAGTATGAAGAGTATGAGAATAGAAAAATAACTGAAAATGCAGTTAATATGTACAAGCAGCATAAACTTGAATTTGATTTATTGAAAGATTCAATTCAACATTCTGAGTATATTAATACAGATGGAACTATTGAAGATTGGAATGTAAATGTAGAGAGTGTGTTAAATTCTTTAGAAGATGGTTGGAAAAAATATGAAGAAGATTTCTTTAATAATTTTAAAGAAAACATAGAAAAATATAATATTAATTTAGAGGATTAAAAAAATGTCTAATAAAATATCAAATCAATTATTTTTTGATTCAGATGGTAAATTATCTTCAAAAAGAGCAATTGCCTTTATGACATTCATTATGATTGTTATTACTTGGATTTCATCTTTGTTTTTCAAAATGACAATACAAAGTGTTGTGTTTGATGGGCTTATATATATAATAGGAATATCATTAACAACAGTTGTTGCTGAAAAATTTTCAGGAAATAGAAGAAAATACCATAATAATTCCAATAAACTGCACGATGAATCAGGAGATTAGACTACTTATATCATACAGATTATGAGAGATTAAAACTATGATGTATGAAAATTTAGGAATGCAAAAATCAATGTTAGACATTATTTGGGAAAGAGGTATGACATCTCTTTCACTAATAGATACTGACAATAAATTTATTAAGATTAATCCAATGTTCACTAAACTAATTGGCTATTCTGAACCTGAGATGGAAAATAAATCAATAAGAGATATTGTTCATCCTGAAGATTTAGAATATCTTTTGACTATGTTACTAAGAATAAGAGATAACGACATTTCTGACACTTTCATAATGTCTCCAAGAATAATTACCAAACTTGGTAAAGTTATGTGGGTATTAATGAAGGTAAATGCTGTATTTGATAAAGAAGGTTTACATAGTTACAGCATTATTCATATGTTAGAGTTGGAGGAAGTGAGAGAGCAGATTAACAATAACAACACAAATAATCTTCCAAATAAAACCAATAAAGAGTTGTGGAAATTTATTAAAGATAATAGTGGTTGGCTTATAATAATAGGTTCTTCAATAGCATATATAATAGCAAAAGTATTAGAGTTTATAGATGGTAAATAATTTAAACTTAGAAAATTCTGCAATTAAGTTTTTAGAAAAGATACTCCCTCCTTCAACACCTTCACCTGGAGTTGACTGGAGGGGTTTTGAAAAAAATTTAGAAGAATACTTTACAAATGTAAATTCCAATAGATCAATAAAAGAAACTGCACAAAGATTAACTAATTATTATTTTAATGCAGTTATGGGTGGACAAACTATATTTGGTAATAAAGTAATGTATATTAATAAAAAAGCATTAGAAAATGCATTTAGAATAGCATTTACTTTACAATCAAATTCAAAAAAAGATTTAGGAATGTTATGTTATTACATAATTGCTTTTGGAGTTATTAGAAGTTGGTCAACTGCAAAATTATCACCATTACCACCAGTACCACCTTCAGTTCTTCCTTCACCAATTCCAAACTCTTGCACTGTACTTTTTCCAGGTTCACCATTACCATTAGGAACATTTTTGCAAATTGGATTTTCAAAATTTACTTCAATAAAAACTCCTAAACTTTCAGCCAAATTTATTAGTCTTGCACTTCAATTCCATTTAAAAACAGTTTCAGGAATATATATAGGTTTAATGCCAACAGCAGTAGGACCTGTNCCNTCACCACCAATNCCTTGGGTAGGAATATTTTAATTTAATTNGTAATTATTAATTTAAGGAGTAAAGTATGAAACAAAATAAAATTATTTTTATAATAAAAATTATTGGTATAATATTATTATTTGTTTTATCTTTTGGGTTATTAAATAAACTTGATTTGATAAATTTAGATGAAATGTCCTCTAAAGAATTAGATGCAATTTCCAATAAAAATAATAATAAAATTAACAAAATAAAAAAAGATAAAAAAGAAATAAATGAAGAAAAAATAAAAGTTAAGGGAGAAATTTACAATACAAAAAAAAGAATAGAAGAACTTGAAGAGGAAATAGAGAATAAAAAAATAGATAAAAGTGCAATTAAATACAAAGATGCAAGAAATCATTTGAGGAGATTGGCAAGTGAGTAAATTTATTATTATATTAATACTTTTATTAAATATAAATTTATATTCTAATAATAATGCTTTAAGTGATACTACTTGTTTTACTCAGGAAGAGGTTATCAATTTAAGTTTGAAATTTCAAGAATTAGAATACAAAGTAAGCACTTATGAAAAATTAATTGGCCAATATCAAATTCAAATTATGAATTATGAAACATTAAGGATGTTAGATTCAATTAATTTAGATAAATCTGAGTTTCAAATTCAAATACTGGAAGATAATAATGAATTATTAAAACAACAAATAGAAGAAACAAGACCTGAATGGTATGAAAGTCCTTATTTTGGTTTTGGGATAGGTGCTTTGATAGTTACAATCATAACATTTGGAGTTAGATAATGTCAGAATTTAAACAAATACAAGAAACTATAACAAGAGAGAGAGTGAGATGTTTTAAAGATCCAATTTATTTTTTCTCAAGATATGTTAAAATACCAGATAGAGTATCTAAATCAGCAATAAATTTTGAATTGTTTGATTTTCAGGAAAAGGTATTGAAACAGTTTCAAGAGCAGGATTATAATATTGTATTAAAATCAAGACAGATGGGATTGTCAACTTTAGCAGCAGGTTACATACTACATAGTATGATATTTGAACCAAACACAAGTTGCATAATAATAGCCAATAAACAAAGTACTTCTAAAAACTTAATCAATACAATTAAGTATATGAACGATCATCTCCCTTCTTGGTTAAAATTTCCAGCAGATAATAATAACGAATTATCTTTAAAATTAAAAAACAATTCATATGTTAAAGCAGTCAGTTCAAAGAGCGATTCAGGTAGGTCTGAAGCAATATCTATTTTAGTGTTTGATGAAGCAGCATTTATGCCTCACGCTGAAAAGATTTGGGCTTCTGCCCAACAAACATTAGCAACTGGTGGTAAAGCAATTATAATTAGTACACCTAATGGTGTTGGAAATTGGTATCATAAAACTTGGGTAAATGCTGAAGAAGGAGTAGGAGAAGATAAATTCAACCCTATCAAATTGGAGTGGCATTTACATCCAAAGAGAGATCAAAATTGGTTAGAAAAACAAAAGGCAATTATAAATGATCCAAGAATAGTAGCACAAGAGATACTTTGCTCTTTCGTTGGATCAGGTAATAATGTTTTTGAAGAAGGAATGGTAGAATTCATTAGGAAAAACTTCATTTCAGAACCATTACAGAAGGTAGGTTTTGATAGTAACACTTGGATTTGGAAACATCCTGAAGTAGGAAGAGACTATATGGTAGTTGCTGACGTTTCAAGAGGTGATAGTAACGATTATTCTGCATTTCACATATTAGATTTAGGAAATATGGAACAAGTTGCTGAGTATAAAGGAATGATGAACACAAAACAATATGCAAAGTGGCTGACTGTTATGGCTTCTCAATACAATGATGCTCTTTTAGTAGTGGAAAACAACAACGTTGGTTATGCAGCACTACAATCTATACTTGATCTTAATTATAAAAATTTATTTTGGATGTATAAGAACGTTGATTTTGTTGATGAAGACATTCAAATACCAAAAAATTTTGATACTGAAGATAAAAGTAAGATGATACCTGGATTTACAACTACTTCCAGAAATCGTCCACTTATGATTGAAAAATTACAGGAATATTTAAGGGATAATTCTTTACTATTACATTCAAATAGGACAATTACAGAGTTTGATACTTTCATTTGGCAAAATGGTAGAGCAGATGCTCAAAGAGGTTATAATGATGACTTAATTATGAGTTTAGCAATAGGATGTTGGGTAAGAGATACTGCTTTAAGGCTTAGAAAAGAAGGTATTGAAATGACAAAACGTACAATGAAGATGTATGGGAATAAAATTTATTCTTCAATTGCTGACAATGATCCTTGGAAATATCAAGCAGGTAATGGGGTTAGTATTGATTTGAGAGATTTTATTTAATTTAATGTATTTATATAAAATAAAAGTTTAAAGGTATGTGGCTATGGCTAATATAAGACAGAAAAGTATTTTTAATAGACTGAAAACATTATTTTCTAATGGTGGATTGGTAATTAGAAACATTGGAAATAAGAATTTCAATGTAATTGATACTAATATGTCACAAGGAGATGGAAATCAAAGTTTATCAAGAGATAGATTTAGTAAATTATATTCCAGTATGGCAGAAGCATCTTATGCTAATAGCATTACATATGGTGGTAGTGGTTATGGAATAGGTCAAAATTCATTTGGAATGTATGGAACACAACAACAGAACATAGAATTTCAAAGAAATAAAATTTATGTTGATTATGAGTTAATGGACAAAGATCCAATCATATCTTCTGCATTTGATATACTTGCAGATGAAGCAACAGTAAAAAATGAATATAATGAAATAATTCAAATAAAAACAGAAGATGCTGATGTAAAGGAAGCACTTAATAATTTGTTTTATAATGTATTGAACGTTGATACTAATTTGACTGGATGGGCAAGAAATCTGGTAAAATATGGTGATTTTTACCTTGCTTTAGACGTTATGGCTGAATTTGGTATAGTAAATGCACACCCATTATCACAGTATTTTATGTACAGATTTGAAGGATATTCACCAGAAAATCCATATGAAACTAAGTATAAATACGATTTAGGAGGTGGAAAATCTGAAGAATTCGACTTTTACGAGATAGCACACTTTAGAATGACTGGTGATGCTAATTTCCTACCTTATGGTAAAAGTTTTGCAGAAAATGCAAGATTCATCTATAAACAACTATATTTGATGGAAGAAGCAATGTTAATCCATAGAATTACAAGAGCACCTGAAAAGAGGGTGTTTAAAATAGATGTGGGTAATTTAAGTCCTGAAGATGTAGAATTGTATATGAGAGACGTTGTAAAACGTTCTAAAAAAACACCATTAGTGGAAGATGATGGTCAATACAATATGAAATATAATATGCAGAATATTCTTGAAGACTTTTATATTCCTTTAAGAGGTGGTAATTCAGGAGCAGAAATTGAGAATTTGAGTGGGTTAGAATACAATGCAATAGAGGATATAGAGTATCTATTAAATAAATTATTTGCAGCATTAAAAGTACCAAAAACTTATTTAAGTTATGAAGCAGATGTGGAAGGTAAGGCAACTTTAGCAGCAGAAGATGTTAAATTTGCAAAAACCATTCAAAGAATTCAAAATGTATTAATATCTGAGTTGACTAAACTTGCAATGATACATTTGTACATCAGAGGATTTACTAATGAACAATTGGGTAGTTTTAAAATAGAAATGACTAATCCATCTATCATATTTGAAAAAGAAAGGATGGAATTGCTTTCATTGAAATCAGATTTAGCAACAAACTTATATGAAAATAAATGGATGAGTAGAGATAAGATATATAAAGTAATTTTTGGATTAACTGAAGAAGAAACAAAACAAGAAGAAATGAAAATTATAAATGATGCTAAAACTAAATTTAGATTAATGCAAATTGAAGATGAAGGTAATGATCCTGCAGTAACTGGTGAATCATTTGGTACTGCTCACGATATAGCAGCAATGCACGTTAGCAGTAAGAATGAGGGTGGATCTGAGGAAGGTGGTCAACCTGGTGCAGGAAGACCTGCTAAAGTAAAATCAACTTATGGAACTCACAAATCAACTTTTGGTAGAGATCCAGTAGGCAATAAAGACCTATTCAAAAGTATAGGTAGAGACACTAATTTAAGAAATAATTTTAGAAGTAGTAGCCCTCTTAGTTACGAATCTATCAAATCACTTAAAGTGAAGGATAAGAAGATTATTACTGAATCTTTAAAGGAAATAAAAATGGATGATGAGGAAGTGTATAAAAACACATATATGGACGAATCTAACCTCATTTTTTCAGATGATTAGTATTTATTAATATGTTTATTAAACGACAAAAAAACTCTCAATATAGGAACATAATTTGCTATGAATAAGATAAAACATTCAAAATACAGAAACACTGCAATACTATATGATGTATTATTAAAGCAGTTAATGCACGAGGCTATGATCAAGAAAGGTAATGTGTCAGTATCTAATAAAATTATTAAAAAGTTTTTTGGAACAGATACTTTACTGTCTAATGAATTAAAAATGTATCGTTCTTTATGTGAAAATAAATTTAGCAATGATACTAAGGCTTTATACCATATAGATAATATAGTGTCAGCAAGAAGGAAATTAAATAGTAATAAACTAAATGAAGAAAAGTATGCTCTAATCAAAGAGATAAAAAAACATTATGATTTAGATGCATTCTTCAAAATGGAAATTAAAAATTACAAACAACTTGCTTCAATATATCAAATATTTGAATATGACGAGAGAAAATATCCTACAGAAATTTCTAAATTTAAAATAAATTTATCTGAACATTTAATTAAAAATGATGAAGTTGAACAGTTAAATGAAAATGCAAATAACAATGATACTTTAGATCAATTTAGAAATATGAATGTTCAAATGAGAAACTTAGTTTTCAAATTAATGGTAGAAAATTATAATAAAACTTTCTCAGGATTATTAACAGAACAAAAAGATTTATTGGGATGTTATATAATGTCAACTGATGCAAAGCAACTATTAGAAGGATTTAGAAAAGCAGCAAAAGAAGTTAAAAAAGATTTAACTAATATATCAAAAGATGAAAAAGTTGATGCTATTATAAAAATTAAAGTTGATGAAGTTAACAAACTATTATGTAAATTTAAAGATATACAAATAGTTAATGAAAATCACATATATTCTCTAATGAACTATATGCAATTAATAAATGAAATTAAAAAAGGAGTTAGATAATTATGTCAAATCCAACGCAACCTTGGGAATACAGTCAACCAAATAAAGAATTAAATTTTGCCAATTTTGGTCATACTGGTAAATGGATTGAATCTGTTTATGTAGGTTCAAACACTACCGTTGATTTTACTGGTTCTAATTATGGGGCAGGAGCAATAGTAATAGGAAATAATAGCAATATGCTAATCCATTTAAGCAATGGTGGTACAATTTCAGGAAGTGCTTTTCAAAGCCAATCAGGAATTATAGAATTGGGAATATCTAAGATTGAACAAGGTAGTACTGGATTTTCTTGGGTATTGAAACGAAATCAAAATGTGAGATAAAATATGTTAGATAAGTTAAAAGATAAATTTTTAATAACTGAAAAGGTAAGTACTTTTGACAAATTAAAACCTATAAATTTAACTGATCAGCAAATAGAAGAAATGTCTTTAACTGGTGGATTGGATGGTGGAGCAGGTCCAATCAAAACACCAAAAGCATTCAAGAAACATAAAAATAAAGAAGAGGATTATATGATGAAAGAACCTTTCAATGTAAAGCCAAAGATTAAGAAAAATGAATCTATGTATAAAAAAATGGCAAATAGTTTATTAAAAGAAATTACATATACTGAATTTAAAAAAAATGAAGGTGCTACTCCCAATCAGAAAATTAATATGAGAATTAAAGAAATTAACAGAAAGATATATGAATTGGAAAGAGATGTACAGCAAACTAAAAAATTAAAGGTTGAATCTGAAGTATCTAACGATCAATATTGGAAATCTTCTGTACCAAGAATGATGAAAATAAGAGAGAGATTATTAAAGATTGCAAAAAATATTCAGGAGTTAAATTCATAATGTATCAAAATCCTTATTATCATAGTGATCCAAATATAAGATTTGCAGTAGAATGCTTTTCAACTGAAAAGGGTGATTTTGACATTTGCATTGAAAAGAATTTTAATTTAGCAGTTAAAAAGGCAAAATCGTTTTATGAAGAAAATAAGGAAGTTGAGCACATACTATATGTTGGTGTTGTTGGTACTAAAGAAGATTTTGCTATTATTTATACTACACCAACTTATTTAACTAAGCATTTAAACCCTCTTGATTTTTTGGAAAAAAGAGGTTATTTGAATTTTCTTAAATCAGGTAAAGAATTTTTAAAAACTAAGAATATTCAAATAAGCAAATTTGACAAAGTAGAATGAGATTAAATTATAACATAAGACGTTCATCGAATGGTAATATATTAGATATAGCATTATTTAAAGATGGAAGAGAATTTTTTCCTGAGAAGAAGATAGTCATACCTAATGAAGATGGTACACATATAATTTATATTTATTTATCTAATATTGAAAAGTGGATGAGAATTCTCATAACTGAGAAAAAATATAAAATAAATTATGTTAATAATGTCATTAATAACGATTTAGTAAAATTGAGAAAATACATATGAAAACAAAAAGTTTATTAGAAACTGGAATGCTAATTGAAAATAAAAACGTACTAACAGAAAATGTTAATGGTATGCAAAAAATATTTTTAGTTGGTATTATTCAACGTGCAAATGCTAAGAATAAAAATGGTAGAATTTATCCTAAAGATGTTCTTGAACAAAGGGTAGAAGATTATGTCAGAGAATTTGTGATGAATAAAAATTCATTTGGTGAATTAGATCATCCAGAAAGTTCAGTAGTTGAATTGAAAAATACTTCACATACTATTGAAGAGTTATGGTGGGAAGGTGATGATTTATATGGTAAATTAGAATTGCTAAACACACCTTCAGGCAATATAGCAAAAGAAATAATATTGGCAGGTAAAGCATTAGGCATATCTTCAAGAGCATTAGGTTCTGTTGAAAGTTTAACTGAAGATACAGATACAGTTGAAGTGCAAGAAGATTTGGAATTAATATGTTGGGACTTAGTTAGTAATCCTTCAACTCATAGAGCATTTCTAAACAGAGTAAATGAAAACAAAATGCTTAAGGAAGGTGCATTAAATTTAACTACTAAAACTTCTAATATAGATACAATATTCAACAATATCATTTGCAATATGAGTGGCAAATGTGAATTAAAATTTTAAGGGGAAATGAAATGAGTTTAAAATTATCAAAAATATTAAATGAAGTGAAAAAACAACAAATATCTGAATCTCAAGTAAATGAATTTAAAGAATTTGTTGCTAATTTTAATAAATTTAATGAGAACATATATGGTAATTCCAAACGTATGGACGAATTAAGAGAGAATTTAAGGTATATATCTGAAAACGTAAAACCAGTCTTAATGTATGAATCTGACGATTGGTTTGACAATGTAGTCGTAAATAAGCACGTCAAGAACATACAAGAGTCTTACAGAATTTTTGAAAAAACTTCAATAGAAATGGAAAGATTGCAAAAAAGAATGGAAAGAGTTTATGAAGATATTGGTTATCAATTGGACAGATACTTTCCAATAAAATCTTTAAATGAATTAGATGATGTTGTTAATGAAGGTAATGCTTTTGGTGCAGCAGTAACTAAAGCAAAGAAAGATGGTGATAAAACATTTAAAGTTGATGGAAAAACTTACAAAGTAAAAAAATAAAAAAATTCATTTTTAAAAAAACAATTATAGGAAAAATATATGAAATTATCAGAATTAAAACAAATGGTGAAGGAAGAATATAGAAGACAAATGTCTCAATCTAATCGTTCCAGCAGAAGATCAGGAATTAGGGAAGATAGATCTTCAAGAAGAATGTTAAGAGAATATATCGAATTCAATACTGGAGATGAAGCAAAAGAAGGTTTTGAAAATCTAAGTATAATAGAAAATGAAATTGAAAATTATTTAAGAGAAAAGGCAATGGAAAATAAAGATAATGAAAAAAGCAAGTATTATATGGATGCTTTTACATTATGCTCAAAAACATTTAAAAGTGCCCAATCTAATAGGTTGAAACTTCGATCTCAATTGGAAAAAATGTTTGGTAAAGGTAATGGATATGAGTTTTAAATTTATTTATTATTGAATTGCTAAATTAATTAATATAAATGTCATCTATCTATTGATAGTTGGCATTTTTTTATACTTACATAATTATTATTATATTTTAACAACTTAAAGGTGATTTGTGAATAATAACAAACAATATAGAAAATACAATGTAATTGTAAAATCAAGGCCAAATGAAAGAATAGATGTTCTTATAAGCAGATTTAAAAGAAAGATGAATGATTCTGGAGTATTGGAATTATATAAATCTATTCAAACTTATGAAAAACCTTCTGTTACTAAGAGAAGAAAAAAACAGAAAGGAATTTATGAAAGTAGAAAAAAAAGTGCTAATTCTTACTAAAGGAGTAAAAAGATATGTTTCCTGGAAAAACTAAAAAAGAAGAATTCAATACATACTTATCAACTGAATTTATAGATAAAAAGTTAAAAATTGGAAAAGTATCTTTTATGTTTAAAGTTGATCCTGCAGATCCAAATTTATTTACTTTTGAAGCAGAGTTGGGTGATGATAAAAAAAATGAAAGTTATATTAGAGAGGGTGATGATATAATTTCATTTGAAAAAACTACTTTAAACATATTATGTATTCCTTATGAAGGTAATACAGATGGTATTCTGTATGAATTAACTTACAAAGATACTGTAAAGCAAATCAAAAAAAAGTACAGATATAGATTGAATGAATTTACTATTTCAGACGATAATCAAGCAAATTCAAAACTTTTTTTTGATTTTACAACAGAAGTTATCAAAAAAATGGTAAAAAAGTTAAAGAAAAATAATTAACAGAGTATTTATATACTGTAATCAAATTACATTTCTAATACATTAAATAATTTAATGTCATATCTAAAAACACTCTATTGTGATTCCAAATAATCATATTTAAAAAAATAAAGGAGATTCAAAATGGCAAAAGACATTATGAAGGAAGCAATACTACAAGCAGATTTAGTTAAGAAGGCTGCTTTAGAAAATGCAAGAACGTTGGTACAAGAACAATTCCAACCAACTATCGATAGACTCGTTACTAAACAATTACGAGAAGAAATGGACGAAATGGACGAAATGGACGAAATGGATGAAATGGATGAAATGGACGAAATGGATGAAATGGATGAA